TTAACACTTACCTGGTGCAACCGATTTCAGCCTTTCGCGGACGTCTTCCCGCAGGCAATTCCAGGTAGTATCGATAACACCAGCAGCCCAGGCAGGAATATGCGAAGACAGGCGGTAATGAATCCATTTACCTTCGCGCCGGTCTACCACAAGGTCATATTCGCGTAAGATAGCCATATGCCGGGAGATTTTAGGCTGGGATTCACCTGTAGCTGCGCAGAGATCGCAGACGCAGAGCTCTCCAGATTCTCTGAGTAGCATCACAATCGACAAACGGGTTTCATCGGAGAGAGTTTTGAAAAGCTGGACCGGATGTAGCATTTTTTAGCCTCGACAGCGCTCACTTACATATATGGTAAATCATATATATAATTATTTAAAGAGGCACATTCATCGCTCCACTCGCTCACTTATTTCAATAACCGGTGCCAGATAACCTTTTTCATGCTGTTCAGGAATTAAGCGGCAGGAAGTGATGGCCAGACGATATCCGGTACCACATCCAGATTAAGCGCATCCAGTTCTTTCACATAGTTACGCCAGGCGATTAGCTTAGCTTTGTCTTCCTCACTGATTGTACCCAGTGTCAGGTCAACCACCCAGCCAGACATGATCCGTTCGGCTTCGCTGACCAGAATGACTTTGTTCGCCTCAGCCTCCATCACATCATCTTCATGCGTGTTGATGTGCGGTGCATCCTTCACCCATTCATCCGTGAAGCGGTTGTGGGTCATGGCGCCACCAGTGAAGTTATCCGGGACGAGGGCCGGGTAGTTCAGCCCTTCGAATGCCGAAGGACTTGTGCTCCAGCTCCGGTTATCGGCCTGGCTTACATAGATTTTTTTCATGCTGTTATTTTCCTGACATGGACGCGGACAGGGACGTTATTGACCGCTGTCGTCGCGGTGATCTGGTGTGGTGTGCCTGTCTGAGTACTGGTGTTCCCCATCGAGTTATTGCCGCACTGAACGACAATCCCCTCACCTTCCATATAACTGCCTTTGGTTCCATACCCACCAGCGGAGTAAATCCAGCCTGAATCCCCCCACCGCGCCTGTCCGGTAAGATCTGTCCGCAGGATTTCCGCAATAACCTCTACCGGCTGATTATTGCCGAACGGGTTAGCCAGCACCTTCCGCTGCGACAGCGCCATTGCCCCGAAGTCCAGCAGCGCATAGTCGATGCGTTCATTGGTCGCGATAATCGCGTTCGCATTAATCTGATCGCCCTCAGCGATAGCCGTCGCCAGTGCCAGGGCATCAATACTGCCGCCGTTAGTCGCCCGGGTGGCGAAACGCACCGTCCAGCAGCCGTACTGGCGGTTAGGCTGAATCTCCGTTACGCCATCCTGATATACGCCGCTGGCGAGCGTCGCATTGAACCCAATCTGATAGCGCTCGTTCGCCGCTGACGCCGTGCTCTGGGGCACGATCCCGTTCCCGGTGTACTGCTGAATTTTCTGGATTGGGCCGTTTATCTCTGAAACATCATCTTTATAGACGCCCCGGGCGGTGCTACCCAGAAGAGTCCCTTTGATGTTAGGCAGCGCAGATCCTGCCATGGTCCCCATCAGGGACATATCACCCGCGTCGCCGACTTTTACCGGAATACGCAACGATCCAGGCTGCACGCCATTATCATCCGGTAAGCGCATTTTACCTGGCGAAGATTCCGGCACATAACAGCCGCGTTTCAGTGGGTCGGCCTGCCATTCCGCTTCAGTGCAGGTCGGCAGCTTACCGGCGATCGCTCTGGCATACAGATCCGCAAAGATGCCCGTCTGGTCAACTTCCTGCCCGTCCCGCGGCGCGGTTCCCGGCTCCAGCGCCCCGCGCATCTCCTGCCAGTCAACCTGCCCCAGATAGCCAGGAAGCAGGTCGGCAATCTCAGTTCTGGAGAATACCTCCAGATTACTGCGCGCAGCAGGCTTGTCTGTCAGGTCATTAAGGTTGTTCATGTTCTGCAGCAGGTTCTCAGGCTGCACCGTGGCGGCGGCCAGTTCCGCCGCCGCCCGCGCCGTCCCGGCAGCGTCAGCATGGCCCTCAGCTTCAGTAGCTTTACTGGTGGCGGTTCCTGCGGCTGTTTCTGCTGCCGATTTCGCGCTCTGCGCGCTGCTGTTAGCGGATTCCGCTGCCTCCGCATCAGCGCGGGCCGCCACCGCGTCAGAATGCGCGGCATCCTTGTCGGTCGCCACCTGCAGCGCATCACCCCGTACCTGGTCAGCCAGCTGTTGCACTACATCAATGTCGATACTGGTCAGTATGTCCTGAATGCTTTTCCAGCTCGGTCCGGTAAACGTGGAACCATCCGGCAGAAGCACGGTGATATCACCGCTGGCACTGAAAACGGCCTGCCAGTTCTGTTTGTCGTCATTGAGTCCTCGCAAGGCTTCGGTGCTCTGGACCACCAGCGCCGCCGTCACCATATTGAGCGCTGCGCGTGGTACCGCTGACCATGCGGCGCCTGCCTGAGTCGGTCCGGAGTAATTACTGACGAGCGTCAGCGCGGTGTTGTTGTTCACCGCTTTAACCGGCAACGTGTATGGCACGCCGCCGACCGTCACCACAATAAAATCACCCGCCGTCAGATCCGTGGTAAACGTGGTGCCGTCCCCCCCCACGGAGGCTGAATTGTTCGTCAGGGCTAACGTTCCTGCAGACATACTGGCTCCTGTATTCAGGTAATAAAAAACCCCGCCTGAGCGGGGTTCGAAGAGTGCTTTAAATTACTTGCAGGTCGTGCTGGTAAAATTGTTTTTGCTGACCCAGTGCCAGCTGAACGGGGGACCGGCACGATACTGCGTCTGTGCCCCCACCTTCCTCACACCATAGATTTCAACCGTTGTTTCCTGCCCACCAATCATTGCCGTTCCCTGACAAACGGGCGCCTGTTTCTCAAGTACACCGGCGCAGCCGGTCAACATGACTGAAACAGCCGCGAATAAGAGCAGCTTTGTCATTTGGGTTATATCCATTTGAATTTATGAAATAAAACAATAGCAACATTAAAGTAATGGGTATAATTGATTTGCCAGATCAATCACATAAAATTGATCGTTCAAAACGATCAATCATATTTCGACAGGTCTATCGCTCGCACCACGGTTTTCGCATCCAGCGGTGTCCCCAGTTGCCCGCCAACAGGCACGGGCACGGACATTACCGGGTGGATTACGGTTGAAGTACCATTATATTTCGCCGCCATACCAATCCCTATCTGGAAGGGGCGCTGCTGATAGACACCGACATAAAATCCGGCAAGCTCAGGTATGATCCCCCATTTACCGGAACGGGTATCACTCAGATTGAGCCCCGAATTCGCCCCACCTTTCGTTCCAATACTGACGATATCGGTCAGGACTCTGGTTTCGTTGGTGAGGATGCATTTTCCGTTTTTATCCCAGATCGCAAGCCCCCAGCCGGGTAAAGGTTGTGCCCTGGTGGTGAACAGGTAGCAGGTTAAGGTATAGGAACCACTGAAGGTGCTAATCGGGTACGCCGTTACGGTCAGTGAAGTACCTGACAGGGAATAGGCAAAAAAAGTGTCGGCTGTAGAAACACAAAAAGGCATTGCCACATCATCAGTATCAACCGTGATGGTAACGCTGACATTTCCGCTACCGGAAGCTGAGTATTTCCCCTGTAAGGAAATGGGCGTGGATTCATCCGTTAAAAATGGCACGCCATCTTCTGTCGTCAGTAAAACACCCCACGTCATCAGGCCCTCCTGAGATAAACAACAATCGTGGCCGCCTGCGCGGATTCCGTACCAATCCCGAAACTGGTGTCCCCGCCCTGCCTGACGGTTACCGTCCCGCCACTGACGGATATCACCCTTCTCTTCGTCGTATAGCTGATACTTCTCGGGCACTGGATATAATCCAGCACATACCCGTCCGGCACGGTAAAGGTCTGTGACGCTGTCAGCTGTTCAAAATTGAGCAAGAGCCGCCCCACGATCGTAATCGGAACGATGCCATAGTTATTTGGTTTTCCGCTGGCATCCCATGACTGAAACCCCCAGGCCATCAGAATACCCCCGTAATTTTCCCGTACTGGCAGCGCAGGCGATCATTTTCATCCTTAACGCTGATTGTGGTGTTGGTTTGCTTCATGGCACCGGCACCATCTGTCCCGTAATTCTCGAACGTCCCGCTCTTGTCCAGTTTCCAGCCAGCCTCTCCCGAGACGTAGTTGTCCGACTGAATGTAATTGCCGATTTTTTCATTATCGATCGTGCCTTCCTGGATAAACGCAGAACTGATGAACACCTGCCCGTCGATGGCCGCAAATGGTGAATACTGCGTATCTCCGCTGCCGCTCAGCAGAACAAACTGGTCAGCATTGAAACCCACACGTGTGACCACGGGCTTCCCTGTTTCGGCCAGTACCGCAATGCTCATCCCGGCGTTGTACATCACCCCGTTAATCCTGATGCCCGCTTTCAGGGTGTGAATAGCCGTTGCGCCGTCAGAATCCACCGTCGCGGTGAGCTTGTCCTCGAGCGACGCGGTAACGTCGCTGATCTGCGCCTGGACAGTGGTTGTCAGATCGGCCATTGCCTTATCAATACCGGCAACAGTAGTTTTGACGACCAGGATATCGGCGCGCACTTCGCCATACTGTCGCCACTGGTGATCGACTGCGGCGTTGTTTGCCAGCGCATTCTGCAGGGCGGCTTCGAGACTGGTATTGATATCACTGGTCAGCTGTTCACCGTCGGCTGACGTCAGGAAACCATCTCCGATATCGCCGAGATAATCCTCCGCATTATTGTTGACCATGCCGCGGAGCCAGTCGGTAAATCCTGATTCATTACCGGCCTTATCGACCAGCTGCGCGCAGTACCAGAATTCCTGGCCTGCCTTTAACCCGAGCTGGATGTATTCCGAGGACGGGTACGGAACATCGCTGAGTAACAACGGATCCGAAAAGTCAGCGTTCGCCGTGTACTGAATTTCCGTTTTCAGCGTGTCGCCGGTATTGGCCGGGAATCCCCAGTTAAGGCGGATCCCCCAGTTAATGCCCGTCGCGGTAAGCCCCACCGGCTTCGGCGGATTGCCCACCTTGCCGGTCAGCGTTTTCTCTTCCGAATATCCCCATCCGCTGGAGATTTCCGCGGCATTGATCGCCCGCACCCTGACCAGATATCGCCCGGCGTAGATGGACGGTACTTCGAACGAGGTGGTGGAGCTGCGCGGCACATTGATCCAGTTACCATCATTACGCCGCCACTGAGCTTCATAAGAGATGGCGTTTGTAGTCACGTCCCATGCCACCCGCAGTGTTTCCAGGCTGATCCCCTGGCTGACAGAGGAATAGCTGTCGATGACGATATTCTCCGGCGCGCGCTGGCTCCCTGGCGGAACAACCGAGACGGGCCGCTGGTCAATGATGGCGCCGGTATCAATACGCTGGTATTTATCCGGATCGTGGAAAGACCCGGACACGGCGTAAGTCCCGTCATTATTGTCAGCGACGCTTACCACCCGGTACTGCTGTGCATACAATTCATCAGACTCAACCACCCAGACAGCTTCCGGTACCGGCGTTTCACTGTATGTGGCAGACACCGTGACAACCCGACCATTCACGGCCTGAATCGTCCTGCTCTGGGAAGCGCCGGAGGGCAGGTTCGCCATCAGCCGATCGCCGGGCGACGCATGGGGTTCCCTGTCGAGGGTAATAACGCGCCCGTTTACCGCACTGATTCGTCCGCCCGTTACTTTGCCGGACAGCATTTCGTCGGCGACCGCGATGACGTAACCGGGTTGCGGGATATTGCCGTCCAGACCGACCGGAAAGGTCACCACGCGATCTTTGTTGTTGGTGAGGATGCCCCAGCGCCCTTTGCGGTTAGCTTCGGACTGACGGGTGCAACCGATGGCGGTCATCTCGAGCTGGTTGAATCCGTACCGGGCCACCAGCGGTTGCTCAAATACCGGCTCCATGGCATCGGCATAGCCATTGCCCGGATCGGACCACGACACCAGCGCAGTGGTGTAGCGTGTTTTGGTCGTGCTGCCGGAATAGGTGAATTTACCGTCAATGACATTGGCCCGCGTGTAGTTGTAGTCCACATCACGGGGCATATCCGCCAGGCAGACAATTTTGTCGCCGCCCCAGTACGTCATGCCACGAAATATTGCCGCAAAATCCCGCAACACAGTAAAGGCATCATTACGTTCCTGAACATAAACATTGCAGAGATAGCGGGGTTCAGTGCCGCTGCCGCCCCTGCCGTCAGGCACCATCTGATCGCAATACTGTGAGACCTGGTAAAGCGCCCACTTATCGATATTCTCCGCGGTGAGTCGGTTCCCCAGGCCAAAGCGGTCGGTGATCACGAGATCGTAAAAAATCCATGCCGGGTTGTCCGTCCACGCCCATTTGAAGGCTCCCGTCCAGGTGCCGCTGTAGGTTCTGGTTTCCGGGTCGTAGTTATCAGGAACCCGGATCACCCGACCGCGTGGCTCGCAGGAGATCTGCGGGATAGCGCCATTGAACTGACTCGAGTCGAATTCAATGTAGAGCAACGCCGTGTTCGGATAGCGCAGTTTGGCGTCAATCACCTCGGTATAGCTCTCGAGCGTCATGCGTTCGCCGATCTTTGCACTATTGGTTTCAGCCGTGAGTTTGCGTAAACGAAGAGTCCAGGTACTTCCGGCCTGCGGCAAATCGATGCGGTGACTGCGTTCGTAACCGGATGTGGTTTTCCCGGTCACACTGGTATTCAGAACCGTTTGCCACGCGCCGCCATCGGTCTGCAGATCAATGGCGTATTTGATGGAATACCCCACCAGATCACCGTCGTCCTCCTGCCTGTACAGTGAGGGCCATTTCAGGCGCAGGCGGGCTGCGGATAGTTGGGTGTTGGTGAAGGTATGTGTCCACGCGGTGGTGCTGGTGATTTCTGTCCCGACGTTGATTTCATTTTCGCTACCCGGTATGCCCTGAATATATTGCTGGGCCTGCGTTCCCGGGCGGAACTCCCAGACAACGCCGCTGAAGTTTTGCGAACCGTCGCTGTTCTCCAGTGGGGTACCATCCAGATAAATGTCTTTCCCCGTCAGACCACCGGCAAACTCCCCTTCACCAAGCGCGATGAGGATTTTCGCCTTTGCCACAGACTGGAGATCGTCAGGCTGTTCAACTGGCGTGCGGGCGCTTGAGCCACCGCCCTTTTTGCCCTTAATTTCTCTGGCCATATTTTTCCCACAAAAAAACCACCCGCAGGTGGCCATTGAAATAACGAAAGGATTTATTGCTGGTCTTCGACGTAAATACCCGCTGAGATGATCGCCCCGCCAATGCGGCGTTTACCATAGAGCAGAGGAACGGGATTACCCTGGGCTGTGGTGTTGGTCACCCCGCCGAAAGCATAGGAAGCGCGGTTGTCGGCATCCTGTTTGCTGGCAAGGCCGCCGGGCTGCGGCGAGAGCATCTGTACAACGCCGCCGAGCGTCATCGCGGCACCGGCAGAAAACAGCAGGTTACTTGCCGCGATACTCAGGCCGGGCATCCAGATAGAGACGACCACCAGCACAACGCCAAGGATGGTCTGTAACAGGCCTGCCTTTTTACTGCCAATCACCACGGGGACAATACGGATAACGTCACCGTTAACCGCAAACCCCAAATCATCAATACCGATATTCTTTTTGCCCTTAAAGACGGCGTAGGTGAGCCCGCGCATACGGCTCGAATTCAGGTATTTTTCAAAGCCATCCACGGTTTTTGAAAGTGCGTTCACCGCCTCGCCGGTAGTGCGGATCAAACGATAATGCACCCTGCCGAAGGTTTTACCGAGCACACCACCGAGCTCGATACGTGTCATGACTTCCTGCACAGGTCAGCCCTCTCTCAGATGAATGATTTATAGCGCACCACTTTCATGGTTCTGTCCATCCAGTAACCACCGTAGGGCGTGCGCTTGCTCAGATGACCATAGAGGTGATGCAGGAGCATATTGCCTTCCAGCAGAACCCCGGCGTGGTTCCACTTATTCGCCTGCACCTGCATGATCACCAGATCACCCGGCATCGGCGACCCGGTGAACTCCCGGAATCCACAGTCATACCAGCAGTCCCGGTAAAAATTGTCCGGATACTGGTCTTCCCACCACGGGTAATCCACCCGGTAATCGGTCAGTTCAATGCCGTGCGTCTGCCGGAAGTAACTCATCACCAGCCCCCAGCAGTCGAAATGGCCGAGCACGAACGGACGCTCCAGCAGTGGCAGCTCGCCGCGTGGCTGGATAGTACGCAGGTCGCCTTCCGGCCAGCTGACAATATGCCAGGGTAACAGCGTCGCGTCGCACTGCGCCTTGTCCAGCTCACTCGGTTGCGTCGTGGCGTCAGGATGGCTGTGAACAATCGCGATCACCGTCCCCCGGTCCTCTGCCGCGGCGTAATCCTCCGGCGAAAGATGAAACTGTTCCTCCGGCGACGGTGCCAGGTTACGACAGGGGAAATACCGCTCAACCCGGCTTTTTTGCGTGATGACGCCGCAGCATTCCCGCGGATATTCCGCAGCAGCATGCGCCATGATGGCATCAATGGTTTTCTGTCGCATATCAGCTCCTAATGAGCGACGTGCCGGGGAACCCGCCAAACGGCAGCTCGTTATTAGCGCCGTGTCGCAGTTTGCAGGCGGTCAGCGTACCGTTGCACTCATCGAGCGACGGATCGCTGACCGGGTTGTTGTTTTTGTCGAAATACAACGTCCCGGCATAATCACAACCATCACCGGAACGGTATTTGTTGCGGATACACCAGGTGCAGAGAGAATGAAGCTGGCGTGTCGGGAGCAGCAGTCCCTGCAGATCCATCGGGCTGGCGAGGACAAACTGAATCACCTCGTTCGTCTCCAGCTCCTTGCCATCGATGTAATACACCCGGCGGATTTCCTGCGTCGGATCCGCCGCCGGATTACCGTCCGGGAAGTTGTTCGCATCCAGGTACTGCGCCAGCGTGTCATGAATAACGACTTTGGCCTGAAGCAAATCATCGTACGCCAGGCATAACGCGGTGACAGAACTGTCCAGGTTTGCCACTGACAGTTTTGGTTGCGCACTTGAGCCGTCAGTCGATGCCTCAATCCCTTCAATCTGACAGGGCCACGCGCGGTATTCATTCCCCTGCCACCAGAGGGATTTCACCTGCAGCTTTGTTTCATCGCCAGCCGCCGCTTCAATCTCCTCCGTCGTATGCGGGATATTGTAAGCATGGAAGTACATCACATCCGATACGCCGAATGCGGTACCGTCCACCTCAATCAGCCGGACTGTATTGCCCGGCTCCAGTTTCTGGTAATCAGCATTAAGACTCATGGTGCATATGCCTGTTCAAAGGTTGCGGTAATGGTCATCACACGTTGACCGAGAATGACTTTCTGAAGGCTGTCCGCCTGTACCCGCCACAACGCCAGCTCACCGAAAGGCGGTGCAAAAGAAAATGACGTTGTTTTGTGGCGGCGCAGGAAGGCATAAATTTCAAGTCCGGTCTCCGGCCGCCCGCGGAAGGTATAATCAAAGGTCAGCATTTCGTCGTGCAGACCCGAGCCACTCACCTGCGCATAGCCGTCGCCGAACTGGGCTTTACGAATGGTGTCCTTGCTTTTGGTTGTCGGCTGGCCAGCCGCCTGAACCGGCCAGATAAATGCCTCAACGGCCATAATAATCACCTGCGATTGCTGGCACTCCAGATAAGACCGCCGGGGCGGGTCTCCCGCTTAATGCCATCCTGTACGGATTTATTGATAACCTGCTGATACGCCCGACCGATCTGATCGCCGGTATTTTTCCCGTCATTGTCCGACTGATCATTGTTGACCGTCACCGGTGCATAGACACTCACCCCGAACGGGGAAGCCGCGCCGCCGGTAGCATTACCGACATACCCGCCCGTCGCATACCCGCGCATCATCCTGTAGAGATTGTTGACACCAATCCGGCTGGTCGCTTCTTTGTGAAAAACGAACTCACCGCGGTGAACCACCCCGGCAGGCTCATATTTCCCGCCGGATCCGGTGAACCCGCCACCCGCAAAACCGAACGCCGTGGAGGCGAAACCAGCCAGTCCGACCAGCGCCTGCTTCATGGCGATTTGGGCCAGCATCGACAGCGTGGAGCGGGTGAAATCGGCCCACTTCGTTTTTCCCGATACCAGCATGTCGCCGAGGTTCTTCGAGAACCCGTCAAACGCGGTCGCTGCCGCCGTCCGGATTTGACCGTAAGCATCGGTCGCGGAGTCGGTGTAATCCGCCCAGGCCGATTTCGCGCCGGACAGCCAGTCGCCACGCAGGGTATCCTGGGCGGCATAGTAGTTTTTCAGCGCGGCCAGCTCATTCTGATAACCCTGATCGGCATCTGAGCCACCCGCATTCATCCAGCCCTGACGGAGTTGCGCCTCTTCATTGCGCCGTTGCGTCTCCCGGCTACCCGCTCCGGCGCTGTCCAGCAGCGCACGGGTTTTCTCACCCATCTGCGTGACGTATTTCTGCGAGGAGTCCTGCAGGCGGTTGAGCCGCTCCTGCGCCACAATCTGATCGCCCAGGCGGGCATTCAGTTCGGCGCGGGACAACACTTCGTTTTTACTGGCGAGCAGGGATTTTTCTTCGTTACTCAGCGTGCGGGTTTTTGCCGCGTCCTCCAGCACCGTAAAGCGGGCCTGCTGGCGCCACAGGTTCTGGCGCTGCTGGCTGATGGTATCGTTGATACTCCTGTGCTCCTGCAGCGTCCTCAGCTGTGTTTCCAGCTCCAGCGTCTGCGCGCTCGCGGTATCTGCGGTGCGGGTTCCCTCCGGGGTTTTCACTGCCTGTGGCTTTTTGAGCGTGTCCTCGTACTCTTTTCTGGCCGCCGACATGTTGATGTTGTAGTCAGCCTGGAGGATCCGCCCTTCTTTCAGCGCGTTGTTGAGCTCGTTCTGCCGCGCCGTGTATTTCTCCAGCGCACTCTGCGTTTTCGCGTAATTCGCCTGTGCCTGAACCGCATATTTCTGCCTGTCGGACTCCGCGGCAGCTTCCTTCTCTGCATTAGCCTCGTTCGCTTTCGCTATTCCGGCCTGCTGCTGCGCCATATCCAGCGCCAGCCGGGCCGTTTCACGGTCATTCCAGAAACGGGCCCGCGCCTCTTCATTGATGAAGCGGTCGTTTTTTTCCAGCTCCCACGTCTGGTCTGCCCGCCTGAACGCGGCCTCCGCTTTGCTCAGCATTTCCTGCGCGCTGTCCGGTCGCCCGATATCCAGCGCCGCGTCCCACATGGATTTAAACGCCCGCTTAAGGGAATCCGCCGCGGCCTCTATCGTGCCCATGTTGTCGCGCAGGCTTTTGGTCTGCGTGTTGAACCCGGTTGTGGCGGCATCGTTTGCCGCCTGCAGGGCCGCCGCTTCATTACCGGAACGCTGCAGCTGCGCGACGTAAGCAATCTGCTCTGCCGTCACGTTATGGAACTGCTGCGCCATCGCAATCAGGCCGGACGTCGGGTCATTCGTCAGCTTACCGAACGCTGCGGCAACTTTGTCCAGCGGCAGGCCGGACGCCTGCGTGAAGCGGGCCACGGCCTGGCTCATGTAATCAAACCGCGCACCGGCGAGAACACCCGCGTTTACCAGCGCCGTCAGCGCTTCACCGGACTGATTAAACGTCAGACCGGCACTCTGCCCGGCGCGGGCCAGTGTCAGCATCCGGTTAGCCGTCAGCCCCGCGCTGTTACCTGACAGCACCAGCGTTTTATTGAAATCAGACAGTGTGGAGGAGCCCTGGTACCAGGCATACACAACGGCACCTGTCGCCGTCGCCAGCGCGCCGAAGCCAACCACCAGCGGTGATATCGCACTGGTCAGGGCACGGAACGTCGGGATGATCCCGCCGAAGGAATCCTTAATCTGACCGCCCTGCTGGAGCAGGATAAGCCACGGACTCTGGCCACCAGCGAGCTGGGTGGCCACGTCGGTAAACTGTGCCGGAAGCATCCGCATCGCCGCGGTGTACTGACCGACGGATATTCCGGCCTTCTGCGCCGCGCTTTGCTGCCTGCTGAACGACTGCTGAATACGTAATGCCGCATCGTTTGCAGCATCACCGGTTTGCTTCAGCTGCCGCTGAGCGTAGCTGACCTGCTCAGTAAACTTTGATGAATTGACGTCAAGGTTAACAACCAGATCACCGACTGCCGTCTGGGCCATAGCGAACGCCTCCTGTAATGCCTGCTGCTTTTGCCATCAGCACATCGTCATCCGGCGCGTCGTCCGGGAGTGTGTCAGATGTCGGGGAAAGAATGCTGAAAGAGCCGGGTGTAAGCTCAGGATCACTGAAAAACATCGTTGAGAGGGTGTAGAGCAACCCGGAAAAATGCAGATCAAGCTGCGCGTCATGAAAGTAGTTGTCCCGGTAGAAAATATGCCAGTCGCCGTATTCTGTGGAGGACATGCCAGCCAGCATGGTGCGCCAGTCCGGGCGACCGAACTCACGCGCCAGCTTCATGACAAAGGTCAGCTCACTGGCAAGGACTTTTCCGCAGACACCGGTTCAGCTTCTGCTTCAATCGCAATATCGTCTGTGGTGCCGTCCTCATCAGGCGACGGCAGCATGCCGGAGAGCTGTTTCACCCGGAAGTCCGCTTCGGCGATTAAATCCAGCGGCCAGGTGGACAACACCTCCTGCTGAATTTTCACGTATTCCGCAACCGCCCCTTCCGGGAGGGTGCCTTTCAGGGTATGCCCTTGCCAGAGAGACATCGCGACCACCCAGGCACCGGTCTGCACGGTCACCTCCATCGCTTTCTGAAAATCACCCTCTTCGATCGCTTCGATGTTTTTCAGATATTCAAGATGACTGATGCGCTGCAGCGCGGACAGTTCGAACAGAATAATGGTCTGCCCGTTACGGGTCATTTCATCGGTTTTTAAAAACATGCTGTACTCCGGGAGGCGGGGCCGGAGCCCCGTTTATCAGGAAACGGTGACTTCGCAGATGCCCACAAAGTTGCCGTCGTTCGTCATCACAACCACCGGCACCACGCCCGCTTCCACGCCGGTCACCGTGACGATGTTGCCGCTGACGCTGGCTGTGGCTTTTTCGGGGTCTGAGGTGGACACGCGGAAGGATTTATCCGATGCACCGGCGGGCAGAACGGAGACGTTTAACGTCACGGTGGCACCAACAGCGACGGCCGCGGTGGTTTTATCGAGCGTGACGCCGGTAACCGCAATCACCGGTGCACCACTCTCTTCTGCCAGATTCGGTTTCCCGGAGTTGGTGATTTTCACCGTGCGGGTAATGACTTCCTTCGAGGTGATGGTCTTGCCGAGGCTACTCGGCCAGCCTTTGAACACATCCACGGTGCCATTGGGGTATTTAATCTTGTACGCCCGGACAGTACCGTCATTGAACCAGCTCACCAGGTCTTTCTGCCCGGCTTCGCCCGGTTTCCACCCCAAAGTGACCGACGTGTCACCGGCAGATTTCTGCCCCTGCGCGGTGCTGGTCCAGTCGGCGTTTTCATCATCGATGTAGGTGTCGTCTTCCGAATCCGCGGTCATTTCGCCGGGGGTTAAATCCTTCACCTGTGCCAGTCGGGTCCAGTCGACATCTGACAGCGGATTAGCGAAAGGATCGCCTGAACCGCCATAAATCCAGAACGTGGTACCGGCACCTTTTACAGGTGCCAGCGGGTTTGGTGTTGGCATAGTGTCCTCACATTACATAACTGATCGAATATTTCAGGTCGGCAGAACTCCATAACCCCATATCGTCATCACGCTGGTAGTCATAGCCCTGCTGAACCATCATTGAGAGAAGACCGGACAGAGCAGGAACATCCGCCAGCGCCGGATACACCCGTGATTCCATCCAGTCATCGAGATGTGAATCTGGTGTCTGCGCAGGAAGAAAAACTTCGATGTGCAGTGTTGCCCGCCAGGTATCGGCGTCAAGTTCTTCGCCGGTATACTCCGCATCGGTGAGGTAAACCGCCACCGCCGGGAATTCGTTCTCTTCAAACACGACGGGACGTCCGTCAAAGAAGGTGGCGTCACCCCCGATGACCCCTTCAAGGGCATCGAGCACCGCCAGTCGAATATCACTATGTTTCATCGCGTCAGAATCAGCCTGAGTTGGTTTTTAAGGGAAGCCCGTAATTCTTTGGGCATATCGGTTTCCATCAGTTTTGGCAGTTCATCCTTAAACGCTGTGGTCAGCGGTGCTGCAAGAGGAATGCTGACGACTTCAATCGGGTAGCGCGGCTTTGCCGTTCTGCGCATGACATGCCAGCGCCCGTTTTTCAGTTTCTGGATGAAGGCATTGGGAAAACGAAACGGGCCAATGCGCAGCACGCTGTTAGCGCCCCGGGTATCACGTTTTCGGCGTGATAAACGAACACTTGCTATACCCAGCTTAATGGCCGGGAGGTTGCCCCTGTTCACCCGGATCATCGCCCGCGGTTTTTTGGTGGTAGCGCGGCGGACTTTCGCTCGCTGTTTCACCAGTTTCCGGGGAACCCGGGTGTCTTTCGACACGATGGCGACACTCCGGCTGACAGCACGATTAGCAATACGGTTTACCGCCTGGGCGGATGCCCGCGGAACGGCAGTTGTGCTGATGCTGTTCAGATTGGCGATTGCCTGCTCAAGACCTTGTATGGACATAACATTTCCTCAGCGGCGCCGGGTGCTCTCTGGCGGCGCACCATTCCCGAGCCAGACATGGCAGGAGCCGCAGTCATCCGGCCCGACACGATCGACCCAGAACGGTTTCCCGTAAATGGTCAGCGTATCCAGGCGTTTTAACAGACTCACGGTGACAGATTTGACGAACAGCGTCGGGCTGGAACCTTCCACCCTGACGCCAGCCCCTGCGTAGCCAATATTCTCAGGATCGTCGAATACCCCGAACAGAACTGCGCCAGTCTGAGCCCCTGATGTGACACGGGCTTCGGTTCCCATCACCTCACGGATAGTGTCGTCGGCGCGTGATAAAGCAGCGTCGAAGAGATTATCGAATTCAGACATGACGCCTCCTGTCAGTATTCTGCTGCCAGCCCCTGAGCAATCAGATCGGCAGCATCGCCAGGAGAGACCCGAATCGGGGTATCAGGCTCAACAATCGAGAGACGCTCATTCTTTGTCGCGTGAAGAGCGTCGATATGCAGCGTCACCCGTGTTTCAACTGTCACCAGCTCGCCTGTCGTTACCAGTTTTGTGTCTGTTCCAGTACCAGCCGGGGAAGACTCACCACCAGCGTCAGTTACTGGAGTCTGCTCACCAGCCTCACCAGATGCTGCCGCATCGTCATCAGGATCCGCGTCAGACGTATCGTCCTGCAGCTCTTCTTCCAGTTCAGTCACACGGAGTTTCAGCTCCACCTCTGATCCGGTTGTACTTACCTCGCGGTTCAGCAGTACGCCCAGTTCTTCCAGGCGCGCAATGAGTTCTTTCTTTGCCATCGGTTATCTCTCCAGAAAAAGAAACGGCCCCGAAGGGCCGCAATTACGCCAGTTTCACCGACACGAATGCATCCGGATCAGGGAGCAACATCAGCGGTGCTGACTGGATCATTGTGAATTCACGAGCCGGGTCACCGGTCTGGATCCAGTTTTTTGGATAGCGCGCCGAGGCGTTGATACCTTCACGCTGCGCGTCCACGTCCTGAATACAGCCGTAGGTACGAATCCCGCGAGCCTGCGTGTTACCCAGCACCATCGTTAAATCAGGAAGGTAGTTTTTCTTCTGATCGTCTTCGATGAACTGGCCGGAATACACCACGATGGCCACATCGCCGTACATGCCTTTATAGGAAACGACTTCGCCCAGGTCCTTCAGTGCAGTTTCCAGCTCGGAGTTAGATCCACGTCGGGTATCCAGTTTTTCCTTCACTGCCTTAAACGAACGGAACAGCGCCCACCCTTTCGGGTCGAAAACGATAATGTTCACAACCCCGCTGGCACTGAGCGCATACGCCTCAATGTCATCGGTCGGGTCATATGTCGCTTTATCACGGCCTGACCAGGCTGCCGCGCCTGCCTGCGTAATGTTGTTACCGGCATTACGGCCCATATCCACCTCAACCGGTGCAAACTGCTCACCCGTCATGGTGTATTTGCCCTGGAGAACAGCAGCAACAGCCTGTTTCTCCTCTACCTGTGCAATCGCCAGCTCTTCATCCTTCATGTTCTGAAGGATGATTCGGCGACGGCGATAGGCCGGGTCCGCCAGATTTTGTGGATCTTCATCCGGCAGACGACGCAGGGTCATCTGCGCATTAACCTCATGCTTAGGCTTCACATAGCCCGGCGTAAATTCAGAGGTGCTGCCGCCGCGGGAGCGAATCACCTTACCGGACACGATTGGCGAGACATACAGCGCCATATTGACCAGACCGGGGATCTGCGAGAGATAGACTTTCTCAGTCGTAAACGGATAGCTCTCACGAAAGAAAATCCGCAGAAACAGCGGGTCAAACTTGAATTTCTTTTCATTAACCGCCAGCAGTTTAGCGGTGGTATACATGGACATAGATTTTTTCCCGTAAAAAAGGGCCGCCAGGGCGACCCGTATGGACAGAGATAGCGATCAGCCGGTGTGGTTACACAATGCTGATGGCGGAGCCCGCAAAGGCGTTACGTTTTTTGACCTCATCTGTCACTGCAGCAGGCCAGAGCACGTCTTCAAAGCGGAATGAGCCGGTTTTATAGAACGTCAGTTGCACGCTGTTTTCGTCAGCAGCGATCGCCAGCACCCCGGTAGCCGTGCCAGCTTTCGCACCGTCCCAGACCGTCAGTTTCCCGGAGGTTGCGTCAGGCATCAGCGGCGTCATGGCCGGTGTTGCCGCAGCAAGACCACCCGGGCCGGTTGCGGTAAATGCCGGGTCACTGTTGCCCAGCGGCTGGTTATGCTTAAACTCTTCTGTGATTGCCATAAAAGCCTCTTAAACGGGAGTGTTCATCAAATCATCCCCGGCATCTGAGTCCGGGTTTCCTGCCGCCACCGCGCCGGGCGCACTTTCCATCAGACGGTCCAGCGAAGTATCCGTACGAATCTGGGCACTCTGCGGAGCCGCCCCCAGAATGCGTTGTGCATTCTCCACCGTCATTCCCGGTGTTTCCGCCAGCGCCCGGGCCTGTGTTTCCCGCCCTCTGGCTTCTTCACAGTTCAGGATCCCCATAATGCGGGCATTTTCTTCACTGACTGCTTTTGAAATACGGGCATCCATATCCGATGTTGCTGCTGTCGTGACATTCTCTGTCACAACGGGCTCAGTCGCGGCGGGCTCAGTTACAGCGGCGACCGCCGCCGGAATTGTTTCTGCGGATGCAGTGGTACCTTTCATGTTTCCTCCGGTAATCGTTTCACGTCGTTTATCAAGTGCATCGCGCATCACACTGAGCGCGTCGGTGTTAATAACAAGTTCATCCGCCAGACCGGCATCAACCGACTCCGCACCGCTGTAGACCGCAGCTTCGGTATCCAGCACGTCCCTGACGGACATGCTGGTGTAACCTGCAACTTTCTCAGCGAACATCTGGCGGGTGGCGTCAATACGCGCCTGAAAATCCGCGCGGATATCTTTCGGCAGCTTTTCGTACGGATTGCCGTCGACCTTGTGATCGCCGCTGTAAATCAGCGTGACCTCAACCCCCTGTGTTTTCAGCGCCGCGCCGTAGTTGCTGTGCGCCATCATCACGCCAATTGACCCGGTTCTGGCCGTTTGCGTAACCAGACGGTAAGAGGCAGCACTGGCGATAAGCTGTCCGGCGCTGCAGTTCATATCATTTGCCAGCGCCCAGATCGGTTTGATGTCCCGCATGCGGGCAATCAGGTCAGCACAGTCGAAAGCACCCGAGACCATGCCGCCGGGGGTGTCCATGTCCAGCAGAATGCCGTCGACACCAGGATCGCTGACTGCCTGCTGGAGGCGCGTGATAATGCCGTTGTATCCGGTCATGCCGGAGTACGGCTGCAGGCTGCGGGTTTTGCCCACCAGCGTGCCGGTAACCGGCAACACCGCAATCCCGTTCGTCACCTGGTAGCTTCTTGCCAGCCGTGGCCCCGGTTCGTCATCTTCACCAAAGAACGCCATCGGCTCAGCAATCTGCTCGCTGTTAAGCGTGGTGCCGGACAGGGTATCGGTCAGTCGGGTTATTCCCAGCTGGCCCGCCAGCGCGCAAAAGAAAACCCGCGCATAGGCGGGTTCAAGTAGCAGCGGCTCATTAAAGGCCAGACTGGCAATATGTGGGAGATTACGCAGCTCGTGCGTCATCTTTCTCCTCCTTAGTGGAGTTTTTCAGTCCTGATTCAAAGGCCGAAGCCGCCCACGCTGGCGGCGTTAACCCGGCAGCCCGTCGTTCCATTGTTTCGCGCACCTGCTGGGCAAAAATCTCCTGATAATCCTCACCTCGTTTGGCGCACTCTTTTTCGTAGGTGCTCAACCCGGCCTCGATCAACATGACCGCTTCCTGCACTTCCTTGAGACCATCAATCGCCATGCGGCCAGAGCCAATCCAGTCACAGTTGCCCCAGGCACTTCGGGCTTCCTGAAAAGAGAAACGGGCGCGGGATGGCAGCGTGACCACCCTTCGAACAATTGCCTCTTCAAGCCAGCACAAAAACATCTGGCATGCCTGCCGGGAGGCTATAAACTTACGGCGCCCCATGAAATACGCCCACGACTCATTGGCGCTGGCCCGCGCGGTGGAATAGCTCATCTGGGCATAATTGCGCGACAGTTGCTCATACGACACACCGAGACCAGCAGCGATGTAACGCAGCAGCGACTGCTCGAAGACGGAATAGCCATTATCGGTATCCTGAGCAGACTGGAGGTTCAGGGAATCACCGGGCAGCAAGTGCGGCACTTTCGCGCCACCGAGTCGTACCGGCGCGGCGGTGTAATACGAAGCCATTTCACCCAGCCAGCCGGTCATTCTGCTCTGCTGTTCTTTATTGTCAGAACCGAGGATAAAGTCCATCGCGGTATTCGTATCCAGCTCGCTCTCGATGGTGGCGGCGTACATCGCTTTCACGATCGCGCTCTGCAGCTGAGTGTTCTGCAGCGTATCGAGCATTTTCATTTGCTCCATCACGCTGTAAAACACGTTGGCGCCCCGGGTCTGACCATCCTCAAGCGGCTCAAAGACATGAATGAACGACGTGCGACCACCCGCCAGTTCGCGCGGGATATAGGTCCATCTCTGCGGCGACCAGCCGGGATAACCGTCCTCGCTGACGTAGTAGCCGATGGCCGCACCACCGTTATCGAGAGCCACACCCGCGCGACAGTTGCGTGAATCTCCGGAATTGTTCGGGTTACTGATGCGTTTCGGGCTGACCATCTTGAACTGCGTTCTGAACAGCCTGCTGGCGCTGCTGTCCCAGGTAGCCTGAGCACATAATTCCCCGTTAAAGGCATGCATCGCCACGCCTTCACGGATCATCATGGTGAAGGTGCGTTTACGCTCAACATCAATGCAGCAGCAGTCATCCTCAGCAAACTCTTTCCAGGCCGCTTCCACTTCCCGGGAAAAGGCCCGGGCTTCCTCCTCACCAATCCCCAGAAAACGCCAGCTGGGACGATGGCTCAGGCGGAAAAACGAGCCGACAATATGATCCTGATGCAGTTGCACGGCATTTGCCGCATAACCGTTATTCCTTACCAGATCGTCAGCGCGGGCGTTACCGCGGACAAAATTTGGCAGAAGTGCCGCATCAGGACTTTCGCTGGGTGGATTCCAGGCGCGCAGCTGACCGCCGAACCCACCAGCCCCGCCATGGTACCCGGCGTACTCCCGCAAAGAGGTTTTCCCGTCCGGACCTAATAACGCTGGTGATTTCATACATAGAACCCTGCCGGTCCCCGGCGCCTGTGAGTGATACCGATTTGTGTTTCCAGATCGGAGATGTATTTTTTCAGGTCAGTGACAGAGGTGGCAGTAAACTCCACCCTGCGACCGTCTTTCTGCACCGTCGCCACCCGCTTGCCCGTCATCAGTTCATGCAGCGCGGTGCGGGCGCTGTCCAGTTCGGCCTGTGTCGCCATCATTCGTCTCCGGCTAAAGCCCGGGCATAATCTGCCAGGGTTTTGTTATTTTTCGGATTGCCGTCATCCTCCAGCAGACTGACCAGAAGTGAATCAAGGTTGAGTTGCCAGCGGGAAATACTGATCCGCAGCGCAGCCAGCGCGTAGACAAAGCAGTCCAGCGCCTCGTTACGCCGCTTTTTACTGTCCCAGAGGATTTTTCGTTGCCCGTTAACCCATTTTTCGACCTGCTCTTCAGCGGTCAGTTGCTGTGCCTCAGCCAGATCGTAAATGTCAGGGTTATTGGGGAAATGCACAGCACCGGCGAGCGGTTCATCACCTTCAGCAACCAGAGTGAAACGGTTGTAAATCTGCTCTTTCGCGGTATCGGTCCCCACTTCCGTCAGATACACGCCGTTTTTGTTACGCTTGCGCGGCATGTTCGCCACCGGTTTACCGTATACCGACGCCCCTTTGACGGGAATGACACGGAACAGACCGTGTTTTTTCGACCGTTTATAAACAATGGTGGGATCAATACCCCCGATATCCCAGCAGATGCGGGATATCGACATTTCCACACCGTTGCGCCGGGGATAGACTTTATTGATCGCCTCATCGACCCTGAGAAGCGTGACTTCATCATCATGACGGCCCATGATGATCTGCCTGTCGATAAGCCAGCTTTCTTCTCCCGGGCCCCATCCCCAGACACGCAATTCGTAGCGGTCCAGTTGGGAGTCAATTCCTGCAGTAAGGTAAGCGACACGATCCGGAACAGTTGTGATGAAGTGTTCCTTACGCGCTTCCAGCGTCTCGGCGTCCGGACGTTCGCCGATCGTGGGCTCCCACGTCTCACCTAACGTCGTGTTGATGAAGGTTTTGCGCTTACCTGTGTCCCCTTTCGTTTTCAGCCAGTCGCGGACTATTTGCACCCAGGTGGTGAAAGGACTGTAAGCCGTCCAGATATGAAAAGTGACACTTTCCGGTGGGGCAATGTCAGCGCCGGAGGATGAAAACCAGCTTAAACCGTCATACGTCCAAATCCCGGTACGCTCGCAGATATAGCGGGCGCTGGTGAAGTCCAGTTCCTGCTGTTTGATCACGCAGGCATTATGTTCGCAAAGATAAAAAACGCTGGCCGGGTTATCCGCTTCCCACTTAAAGCCAAACGGGGTTTCTTTATCCCCAAATTTTAAATATTGCTCTTCACCGCAATGCGGGCAGCGGACATGAAACCGCATAAAATGCTCAGATTCACTGGCTGCACGCTCTATCTGACATGAGCCACGAAGTTTTGGTGTCGACCCGCGAATGGATTTCGGCCAGACAGAGCCTTCAATACGCTTATCACCCAGGAATGTGGGAGAACCTTCTTTCTCAATATCTTCATCAAACGATGCGAGTTCATCATAACCAACGACATCGACAGATTTTTCGCGGTAGTTTTTTGCTGCCTTGCCGCCAAGGCACCAGAAAATTTTGCCGTGGCTGTACCTCTTCATGACCAGGGTATTATCGCGGTGTTTTTTACCGAACCATGGCGCCAGCGACAGCAACACTGGAACATCGCGAATTGTCGGTTCGACGTGGGACTTCATGAAATTCGCCGCATCCGTTTCGGTAGGCAGAAAAAGAAGCTGGTTTCTCTGCTTGTGCTCGGTGAAATATGCGAAGGTGGCCAACAACATTTTGGAATAGCCGACGCGGGCCGATTTGATGATATTCACAACACGAATATAATCCGCCCCCATGCTGTTCATGATCGCCCGCTGATAAGGCAATGTTTTCCAGAGCCCCTCCTAGTAGGAGGATTCTTTGGGGAGGTAATAATGCTTGTCAGCCCATTCAACCACACTCACCGGGACAGGACGAACCAGCCCCCGTAACCCGTCGCTAATGCAACGGACCATATTACTCATCTGATATTCGGATATATTCATCAAGGATACCCGGTAGTTTTTCCCCGACACCGGCGGCAAGATTCATTGTTCTGGCAATTTCAGCTTTGATAAATGCAAGTTGGTGATCTTCCGTTCCCGGAAAACGCCGTTGTATTGACAGGGGAAGTGCATCAAGAACAGAAGCAATTTCTCCGGCAATTCGGCTAAGCGCGAAGGTACAAAACTCGGTATCCACTACGCGGCGGCTGTCCCGATCGTTTTTAAGCTTCTGGCCAATTGCCTGCTCTTCGGTCAGCGCAATGCGCGCCAGCAGAAGTTGCTTGTCGTGATCCGTATTTTCATCGTCAGGTTGTTGTTTCCGCTGCTGATGAGTCAGTCGGTTTTCGAGTACAGATTTCACATCGTAGAGGACCTCCCGGCCCTTGCGTTGTGCAGGTAAAACTCCCCATTTATCAAAAGCCTGCACCGATATCCCGAGAGAGGAAGCCATATCTGATTTGTTCAGCAAAACAGCCATCTCCGCTCCCTATTTATCAGTGACAACAAAACAACAACCAACCTCCTGAAAAAAGTCATACATCGCCAGAATCTGCGAGGCCGCCGCCCCGTAATTGAGCGAGATGCCTGAAAGGACCCGTAAACGTTAATGATTACCAATTACGACTCATTCGCAGCGGTCGCTACTATTTCTCGATATTGCTTAGCTATTTCCGCATGATCCGGCCGTCAAGATTGGATTACCTAGCTGGCTGATGCCTCTCAGTGAATGGCTTTTGTTGTGCCTGTCAATAAGGTTTAACTTCCATCAGTTCAACCATGTCAGGATCCATCTGACTGACAATACGATCACGTGTGCCGTTGAGAAGCTTTTTACGGCCACCAACTCCCCAGCGGTTCATTGTCCTAGCACAAGAACTGACCTCTTTTGCTTCGGAAGCGATCAGCAGGTCAAGACGGTTTAGGCGGTTCATGTTACTGACGACGTCTAAAACGCATTCACGGAACGTGTTGTAAACCCTGATCTCAAACTTAGGATTCAGCCACGCTGCATATCTGATAGCTACTAACTCCAGTCCCCAGACACCATGATTCGGGCCGCCATTAATGGTTTTTAGCGCCGCTATTTTCGTAGCGGCGGTCAATTCATCAACGAACACTTTGATTGATTTGCTTTTTGTGAAGTTACTCGGACGCTGTGATTCAGTAGCCTGTCCATTAGCTACGGCTGCAGAATGCAGATCATTCAGGTTGTATCTACCCTCACTATCGACACGTACAGACACGCCGTTTACTGACACTGTAGGATATTTCATAGCGTTAACCTTTTAGAAAGCGAGCCTGTCTCACAGAAAAGCCGCCCGAGAGAAGGTCGCCACCTATAACGGCTATTCTCAGGATCGCTTACTGAAAGGCTCTCGTTGAAGTGCGCGTGAGATGCGCGGTGAAACTCAGAAACAAAGTAAGCCCCGCATCAACAAGGCTTGAGTAAAACAAATATTTTCAGAGAGTTAAAACACATGAATGGATAGATATGGATAGATATGAATAGATATGAATAGAGATAAACAATCTTGCCAAGATAATAAAAAATTGTGTTTTGCGATCAGGATCACGTCATATTTGCATCTATTTTAAGCATTGTGTCTCGATGTATTCCTGCAGTGCTTTTAATGCTGTTTGATCACTGATGATCCCGGATCGGATACTGAGAATGTTTCGTCCAGCAACTGGAGAGAGTTCGACGGTGCCATCATCGCCCATGCCGGCGGTGCCGGTGGCTTTGGTTGCGGTTTGCACAGGGCATCTGCCTGCGACGTGCACCCGGCCACCAGCATCAAGTTTGCGCTCAAGAGCATCATTTTCAGCTTTTGCATCGGCTAACACCTTCGTATATTTCGCATCCAGCGCCGCCAGCGCGGTTTGTCTGGCCTCCATCGTGGTGATTGTGGCATTGGATACCGTCAGCCCATTCCCCGATGGAAAGCATGGGCTGACTAAAGTGTAGCGGTATTAGGATCAGTTATTTAGGCACCACTATGTCGGTTTCATAAAGTCGGAGTGTGGAGGGTCCTCCTTCTACATCACTGAACACAAAGCGGACGCGGGTCAATGACTTTGGTAAAGCAGTGATATCTCTTCCCTGAGCAATTTGATTACTCAGGGAATAGGAGAAACCGTCTGCGTCAATCAAAACCACATTCTTTGGCTCATTAAGTCCGGACATACGAACCGGAAAGTCATTATCGTTACGCACCGCAATGGTCAATTGCGTTTTTTGCCCTTCAAGTTGTTCGGTTTTTATAACGGTGACCTTTATTAGTTCTTGAAAATCATTTTTATTCGTCACCACTTTCGCACCGTCCGCGCTCTCGCCTTCTTTTCGACCAGCATCGACCCCTTCAACTACCCCGGCAAGCGCGTCTTTTCCTGTGGACACCATATCTGTAACGAAAGAACCGACTCCTTCTTTCACGGCATTTCCCGAGGAACTATCTGCAGCCCATGCAACAGAAGAACTTACAGCAAATACCGAGCACATAACCAATATTGATTTACGCATTTTTCAAAATCCATTTGAGGTGAAAGGTTTTTCTTTTTATACATTTCCCCTTTCCATCAATCAACCCGGTTCTGGCCGATTTTTTCTTAAAAAATAACCCCTGCGACACAGGTTCACACCCGTATGGGGACAGAGTTTTAATCTCCTTGCGATGATCTGGATTTCTCTATTTCTCGTATGCCAGATAACTGGTTATTCGCCTTGTCGATAGCGGCAAGCAGCGGCTTAATCCACAAAACTGCCTGGCAATATGTCAGCGAGCTGGTGGAAGTGGCGCTATCACTGGCTGCGTCAGCGTTCCCGGAATCGGTGTGCATTGCGCTGGTACGTAAACTGTTCGCGTAGTCGAGCAACCCACCAGCGACATCAGCAGGAACAGGCAGATCACAGGTTTTCTCACGTTTAAGGATCTCCCGGTACTCAATAATGGTTTTATCGGTGCTGACATCAATCAGAGAATTGAGGCTGCTGGCATGCTCTGCTACCTGATTAAACCGGTTGAAATTGAATGCCTGCGTGGCGATAACCTGCCCCTGCAGAGCGTTGTCATTGCGCAGAACGTTATTGTCGCTCTGCACAGTGGCAAAGTATGCGCGGCTATTTGCCAGCAGGACACACAGCACAGCGATTATCGTAACGACAACCACCAGCAATATCGGACGCCAGGCAGCTTTGATATTTTCCAGGGTAATCATTTCACACCATCCAGACAGAGAGTCTCTTCTTTACCGGCGCGCGTAACCAGTCCAGGAAGAACGCGCCCACCACCAAACACCCAGCGCGAAAACTGATTACAGGCTGCCTTCAGGTCACCGCTGCGGAATAAAGAGAACATAGTCGAGCCGCGCATATTGCCGCATCCTGAGCGGAAAGTTACCGACACGGCGGCGCTAAATGTATCGTCGGACAGGTTTCGTCCATTGCCATAACGGTTAACGCAGGATTCAGCATCGAGGATGTTTGCTTCCCATTCCGCCGCGATCTGCTGGTCGTTCTTAATGGTGCCCTGCTTAACACCATGAGTGTTGCCCATACCGTCGGTCAGTACACCCGCAGGGCAAACGTAAGGATCACGACGACAGGATTCTGCATTACCGATTAACTCGAGGCCGCGCTCATTGGTTCGTACATGTCCGTTTCCAAGCACAATCGAGATAATTACGGCAACTGAACAGATGATACCGGCCGCACCACCAGCTTTCTTTAGCGCTGCCATATCATTTATCCTGAGGAGGGGGCGTAATATAGCCGCGCTCCAGCGCCGCCTCATAGGCTTTGATCTGGCGGCGTTTAAAATAGAAGTTCACGAAGAATGTCAGCAGGCCAATAACGAAGCCGCCGATGACAGCGATCATGTTCCAGTCAAGGTCTTGCACCCATCTGGCGAAACTGCCCCAGCAGATGAGGCTACCTGATGTGCAATACCCCACCACCGAAGCTATTTTGTCAGGCATGATGTTTTTCATCCGACACCTCCTGCTTGAGGTGTATTGAGGGAAAATAAAAGGCGACTCATAGCCGCCCCGCATGAATTATTTCCCTGTCAGCCCCCGCACCTCGTTGACGGTCTGGATGAACCTTTCGGTTTCCAGTTCAATCCCTACCGCACGACGACCCAGCTCTAAAGCGGCCTTAATCGTCGAACCTGACCCCATGAAAAAGTCAGCAACAAGATCGCCGGGCCTGCTGCTGGCAGTGATTATCTGCCGCAGCATATCAGCCGGTTTCTCGCAGGGATGCTTGCCGGGATAAAACTGGACGGGTTTATGTGTCCATACGTCGGTAAAGGGTACAGTCACATTCACAGAGAAATAGCGCCGGAGAGATTGATACTCCTCCAGAAGCTCTGAATATTTTCGGTTTAACGAATGCCACGTCGCCACCAGCTGGTGGTGCGGCTGTTCAAGTTCACCGTTCTGGTGTTTATCCATTGCTGTTTGGGTAAACAGATTCTGGAGCCTGAGATAGTCCTGCTCGTTCGGCAACTGCCACTGGCTGGTACCGAACCAGTGCGACACCATGTTTTTCTTTCCTGTGGCATCGGCTATCTGTTTTGAACTCACACCCAGCGCATCACGCGCGCCCCTGAAATATGAAATCAGCGGAGCCATAACGTGCTGTTTTAATTCGGTACTCTTTTCCGCAAAGCCGTCACTCTTCGGGCTGTATGGCCCCTGATAATGCTCTGCGAAAATGATGCGTTCGGTCGCCGGGAAGTAAGACCGCAGGCTTTCTTTGTTACAGCCGTTCCAGCGCCCCGAAGGCTTTGCCCAGATAATGTGGTTCAGAACATTGAAGCGCTCACGCATCATGATTTCGATATCTGATGCCAGCCGGTGACCGCAGAACAGATAAAGACTTCCTGCGGGCTTCAGCACACGCCAGAATTCGGCGAGGCAACTATCCAGCCAGCGCAGATAATCCTCATCACCATTCCACTGATTGTCCCATCCATCCGGCTTCACTTTGAAGTAAGGCGGATCGGTAACTATCAGGTCAATGGAGTCATCAGGAAGAGATGCGAGGTAAAGCAGGCAATCAGCGTTGATCAACTCAACACTGGATATTTTTACAGTATTTTTCATAGATCAGTAAGCGGGACTCTGATAGGCTCACTATGCTTTTGCGCTAAAGCGGTGGGCCTTGGTTCGCTTGTGATCTGTAGCATGAGCGAATGGCTGGTCGGGTGCTACAACACCCACCAGCCGCCCATTTTCACAGCAGGAAGCCCCCAGTTAATGGAGGCGTTTGAAACTGACTAATTAAATGCAAATAGTCAATATAGAATATATCGGCAATGAGTTAAGTCAGCCTTTAAAAAAAAGACCAGCGATGGGGTTCGCTGGTCCTGAGTCAAATTATCGTGCAGATAATGGCTGTTTATTATTTTTGCCCTAATCCACTCTAAGGGGCAAATTAAGATTAGTTGAGCCTTATTACATTGCAACCCATTATATATAAAAATAAGACCACAAAAATATTGCGGTCATCAGCGGTGCACAGACACGCTTAATATACACACAGCTACTTCGCCACATTCAGTTCTATAGCTTTAACACCTGCTATTTTTGCCTGCTCGTTGTACTGCTCTACCAGAGCTTCAAGATCAAGTTCGGCTCGTTCCAACTCACGTCTGGCATCGTTGCACAGTTCTGCTGCACGTTCGACATGGAGACGCAAAAAGTCGCATTGCTGCGTTGCTTCTTCTACTGAGTCGAAGGTACGAGGTAAATCGCCAGGAGCTTCCAGCGGTCCACTAATAACTTCCACTTCACCGTTATTGCAAAGGTCATCGCCGCGCGTGACGTACCACGCACCAATCACCGTTTTACCAGTGTCGAGGTCGTTTATAACCTCCGGAACGTAGTACGCTATCTGTTGTCCGCCGTTGTACTGAATCCAGTAGTAGCCTTCTTGCATAAGCACCTCCCACTTGTGATGCCGTGAGTATAGCGGTACCAGAGAGATAATGGGTTTAGAAAAACTACAAACTGGATTAAGACACATGAATGAACATCTGGTCGAGTGCTACAACACTCACACGCTGCCCATCTTCACAGCAAAAAGCCCCGCATTTGCGAGGCTTTTAGAAATGCAATAATTTAGGTTTTAATCAAATACACCATTGAGAACGGCTGTAACTATCGCTGTGCTCAGCGCCACCAGCACCAGATCATCACCAATCCTCTTCCATTCATAGCCCGGGTAGTTTGGCAGTTCCCCAAGCATTGAAGCTGGTATAGTTTTCTTTTCAATCCCCGGGGGCAGTGGCTTACCACGCATCACATTTTTTGCGATTCCCGGGGGTAACGACTGGTATCCAGTCAGACCATAATTTACTGCCAGTGAACGGGCTCTGGAGAAGCTGATGTCCGTATCAACATGGTCAGGCTTTCTGTCGTTCTTCCCGTTATTCGTTTTTTCGGAAGACAGGCCGTAAGCGTTCCCTTTGTCATTCTTTACGCTGCTGTTGCCATGGCTGTTACCACTATTGCCATGACCGCCGCTATTACCGTGCCCATTACCCCCACCATTACCATTCCCCGGATTTGCTAACACAGGGGTGGCAATCACTGAGAGCGAGATAACCGCCGCCAATGCAGTCTTAAAAGTGCGACGCTTAAACATGATATATTCCTCAAGATGGATTACGCACTTTAAATGTAAATAAGCGATGTAATGACGGCAATCTCCTGGATTCTTAAATTAAACCCTCGCAGGAACCCTTATTGATAGGGTTAAGCAATGTGGCGAAGTAACCACTCTTAACAGAGTATTCTGTTTTTTACGTACGTAAACTTTTTTATCCATTAGCCACTAATTTCGTTTCAGGCTCGCGGGAAACAAACCTGTCCATTTCCAGTCGGACATCGAGCATCATCAGCATACCTTCAACGACGCCCTCTGCTTTCTGCAGTTTTTTTCCGATATGGCCATCAGAGCAGTCATGCTTATGTGCCAGAGCCATAAACGTCATGCCTATCACGTAATAATCCACCAGCAGATCGTGCAGGTCGCTGTTATTTTTGTTCAGGCGAGCCATGCAGCCGCAGAGAACCATTGCATCATCATCACAGCATTGAGGGCGTGATCTTATCTTTGTGGGAATAAGCCCCTTAAACCCCGCAGCTATCGGGGACCAGGCAACATCTTCATGGTTACTGGCAGCCCATGCGCCCCAGCGTTCGAGTACCATTTGAATATCACGCATTGTTATTCTCCATACACCTAAGCCTTCACTATTAAGCCAATACTCAGCGCACGCTGCAGGTTCATCTTGTTGCGCCAGTTGACCGGTAAATCCGAACGAGATTACGAAGTATCCTGTAGTCCACCAGCACTGAGCCCGGCCGTCGATATATGCGAAGGTGCTGCCAGCGAGTGCGGAGTGATTCAATGAGTTCTGGTTTCATGCAGCCTCCCTTTTTTTAAGCGCACGAAGTTCCGCCAGGGCGGTGAGTCTGATTTCTTTCAGCTCTTCACGCGTCCAGCGATGCGGTGTGTTGTTATTCTCAAGTTCCTGTACTGCGGTTTCTCCATATCGCGCGACAAGAGCTATTCGATAGGCTTCAATGTTTCCAGATTTATGAAGATTACAGGCGTCGCACTGGAGGTTTATGTTGATGCGGGTAAAACGGAGATGTCCCGCTGCAGCTGTAGTACGATAGTGTCCGGCATGCCAGGCATTAGCGGTTTTCGCTCCACAGGAAATACACCCCTCCCCGTTCACCAGAGCAGTTTCACGGCAGACATCATTCACGGCCCGCTGTGTAAGGTCTATCCAGTGCTTAAGGGGTTTGACGGCTTCTTTGCGCTTACGCCAGGCTTCACGTTCTTTCTTCACCATAGCTTTACGCTGCTTAGTGCGTTTCTTTTCCAGCTCCACCAGCGCGAACTGCGCACCATGTTCCGGGCAGCACCAGCGAACATTATCGAATGCAGGAGTGAATTTTTGGCGGCAGATTTTGCACCGGCGTTGAGGCTTCACGCTTCACCTCCGCAGAGATAAAACGCTGGGAACAGACAATCGCAGGTGCATTTCTGCATCTGTAACTGGCGGGAATGTGTTCTGATTGTTGTTTGCACTTTGAGTCCCCTCAAAGCGCAGAAGTCACCGGAGGTGTTCAGGCTCCGGTGATATGATTATGGCGGGNAAAATCATTACCTCAGTTCCTTTACGTTTCTCCTGCGCAGTGTAGTTTAAGAAGTACTCTTCCTGTCGATAATCCGAGTAAATTTCTTTAATCTCCTCAGCATTATCATAAGACACAATCCAAGGATGTTCTACCTCACTGAGTTTTTTACAGATGGAAACATGATCTTCATGATTATAAAAATTTCGGTATAAACCAGAGCCTTTATAATAATAAGGAGGATCTAAATATAGGAGTGTGTTCTTTGGCAGAGGCTTTACAACTTTATCCATCAACTCGATAGCATCGTAATTATGAACATTTATTCTTGCGCCAAATGAGCCGATCATCTGAATTCTGGATATTAAATCCGGCTTATTAAACCTTACATCCAAGGTCCATTTACCACTTTGATTCTTACCACCGATAACCCCAGCCTTTAATATCCCAGAACGATTTGTCCGATTTAGGAAAAAAGTGGCCAATGCAACATCCACAATAGAATTGTTATCGATATCATTGATAATTTTCTTTTGTATTTCCCATTGTTCTATGGTGACAGGTATTTTTGAAATTGCAGCACAAAGTTCCTCGGTATGATTAACAGCGGCACACCAAAATGAATACACAGCAGGATCTAGATCATTAATATATATTCTCGAGACAAATTCATTAAACAATAAGTCTAAAGCAACCCCTGCCCCCCCAGCATAGGGTTCAACATAGTGACCGTCATTGAGGCCATTAGTCTCGATCAACCTCTTGAGGTAGTACGCGAATTTCCCTTTACCACCGGGGTACCTCAATGGTGTCGAATAGATTGATTTTGCCATAGTAAAACAATGAGTTAGTTTGCCAACTTAGGATACAGTTTAACTCAAAAGACCTAAGTTGGCCAGTACATTACGGCCAGATTGCTTTAAGCATTGGCAAATATTCTTCAGCGACATCTTTTAACTCTGAAGGCAACGGAGGGCTTGCAGTACTGTGGACAAACTGATTTAAATGGTCTACAGATCCAACTACTTGTGTCCCTGCTGCCCGACGACTTATAGCTTTCGACTCTGCTTTTGTTAGTAACCCTGCAGATTCGAGATGTTTAGCGACAGAAACAATTTTGGTCGCAAGCTTATCCTCATCACTGAGAGGCTTATTGTTATCATGCCGATAAACGCCATCACCAGCATGAGTCATGCGCCTCCTGTAATCCTCACAACTAACCTCAAGAAAAACCCTAAATGTAATCGCGGTAGCGTTTGGGACACGATCTACTTCAAGCAAACCCCGTAACTCTCGGTAGATTTCATTGATTCGGCTGTTGGGAATGTTGAGGGACCATGGAACAAGATATTTTCGGCTTCTCGAAGAACCTTTTGCCTTTGTTTTTGGACTATTTCTTTCATCTGTCTTTTGTTTACTTGGATCGCTACCAGCCCCCCCATCACCTTCAGAGCCAGAGTGGCCTCCCCACGATTTATCTTGTCTACCCTCTGATTCACTACCAGCCGTCCCCCCATCTGAAGTAACGGTACGTTTAAGGGACTCTTGATATAAATGTTCCGGGCTTAATTCGGGCGGTATATGATTGAGAAATGCCTTTCGGTCATCATCGTTTCGGACATCATTAACGTTATATCCTTCATGCCGAAACATGCGTATAGCGAATTCAATTGACGGCGCGCATATATCTAATGTGTATTTGAACTGGATTTGACGGTCTTTGATAAATACTGCGAATGCATCTTGAGCTCTTTTAGAGGCGAAAAGACGTGTGAGTGTAGTTACTGGAATTTGATAAATATCACTTATAATTATCTCGCTAAAGATTTGAGGATTGTCTCTGACAATCTCTCTTATCTGTCGCCCTATAGAGTCAACCCCCGTCTGCCTTGCTCTGCGCTCATCGCGGATATCACTATCCCATGGTACACGTCCTGCGCCACCATTTTGTCCTGTGTGCTTCAGTTCTATCCAAACATCCCCATCTTCTCGGGAAGCAACAACACTACATTCAATTTCGCTGGGGAAACGCTCTGCAATTTCTTTATGAGCCGCATAAAAGTCCTTATAGTACTTTTCTTGTGTACACAAATCTGGATTCTGCAACAGCTTCAATGCAGTGAGCCGCCTATTCCCTTCAAGAACTATGTAGTTTCCCTCATCATCAGGTATGACAAGCTGTAGTTCTGTCGGATCAAGACCATAGAGAACTATGTGCTCTGCAAGTTTTAGAATCTTTTTTGTGTCTTCAGGATCAGCAAGCATCAACTCAATTGCTTCACGTTGGTTTTGAGCAACATCACCACCAAACCTAACATTTTCTTGGTCGAGTTTAATTAGATTAAAATTTATTGAGCGGATATCTCTTTTCACGAATCGGCATCCTTACTGTGTGTAGATGATTTACACTATCAAAGTAGTATACAGATATTAAGCACTATATAAAATATCTGGCAGGTCTTCAGACACTGAGAATGAATAATTAATTCATGTAGATTGTGTTGTAAGCATTAATTTCCCTTAACTGTAGTGACCGCCTTATTGCGTTTAACCACTCATCTTTATGTCCGTTTCTAACACAAATCTGCTAGTGGCAACGTCATCAGGAGGCCAGAGGAAGAAGCAGACGTTATGCACCCGGCTCAGAAATAACGAAAAGATGTTGGGGTTAACCGTAGTGACTCAGAAACCGGGCTGGCAGACTTTCGGCGGATCACTGGAACTACCGGAGTATCAGTCTGGTTACCTTCAGCCTTTGCCATCATGATTAAAGTACGTTCCCTTCGCTACAAAATCTGGTTCTTTCCAGTTCGGGCCTTTTACGACCCTTTTGTTAGCATCGTATACCAACTCTCCAGCAGTGAAGAGTTTTTTATACTCAAGCAAAATCGTTCCTGAGGATATTATTTCAAAGTTGTGGTAGGTATACATCCTGTCAATGTGAGAAATATGTAGTTTAGGGCCAAAATAACGTAAAACGTCAGCCACCGATTCGGTCGTTGCCATCTCTTTAATATGATTAACCAT